TTCGTAAGATTCAGCCTGAATTGATTAAGAAATGGCAAGAAGCATTTTCCAAGATATTGAAAGAGTGGGATAAGTAATGGCTGGCAGTAGAACACTCAAGTTATCGATTCTTGCTGATGTTGCTGATCTCAAGAAAAATCTTGATACTGGCTCTAAAGAGGTTGAAGGCTTTGGCGGTAAGTTAGAGAAGTTTGGCAAGGTTGCAGCAGCAGCCTTTGCAGCAGCAGCTGCAGCAGCAGCTGCCTATGCAGTCAAGTTAGCGGTTGATGGCGTTAAGGCAGCTATTGAAGATGAGGCAGCCCAGAAACGATTAGCCAATGCGTTACAGAATGTAACAGGTGCAACTCAGGCGCAGATTGCAGCAGTCGAGGAACAGATACTTAAAACTTCACTAGCTACTGGTGTTGCTGATGACCAATTGCGCCCAGCGCTTCAGCGCCTAGCAACTGCTACAGGATCAGTAACTCAATCGCAAGATTTACTAAACTTAGCTTTAGACATATCAGCTGCTACTGGCAAAAGTGTAGAATCAGTATCTAATGCTTTAGGCAAAGCCTACGAAGGCAATACTGGCGCTCTTACTCGTTTAGGCGTTGGTTTATCTGCTGCTGAAATAAAGACTTTAGGATTAGAAGGAACAGTTAAGCAATTAGCCGATACCTTTGGCGGCGCAGCCACAGTTCAAGCCAATACTTTTGAAGGCCAGATAGCTAGGCTAAAAGTCGGCTTTGATGAAGCTAAAGAATCCGTAGGCGCTGCATTATTACCTATGCTACAAAATTTAATGGATTACTTTGTTAATACTTTGATTCCTAAATTTCAAGAAGCCAAAGCCAAAGCCGTTGATCCAATTATTAAAGCATTTAAAGATAACGAAGATACTTTGCGCGATTTATGGTCTTTTATTAAAACTTTTCTTGTCCCTATATTTGAAAACGCCCTAGTAAATTCAATAGTGGCAGTAGGTAAAACTATTGCTGGAATTGTTACAATCGTTGCCACAGTTACTAGAGAAGTCAAAGATTTAGCTAATTCAGTTATTGAACAAATCAACAAAATTATTGCTGCTTATAACCGAATACCAGTATTGCCTAATATTGGATTGATTCCAAAAATTGGAACGGGTTCAACGGGTTCAAACACAGTAACAGGCGGTGGATTACCATTTGGCGGTTCTGTTGGTGGTGGAACTACTGGCGGTGGAACTACTGGTGGTGGAACTACTGGTGGTGGAACTACTGGCGGTGGAACTACTGGCGGTGGAACTACTGGCGGTGGAACTACTGGTGGCGCTGTAATTGTCCCAGTTGTCGAAGGCGTAATGCCTACTTTTCCATCTGGATTGGTTCCAAGCGGTAATGCAATCCCATCTAACTTTAATGTCGCTGGGACAGTTGCAGCCAATAATGCTGGTGTTACTATAAATGTCAATGCCCCAAGCGCTATTGATGAAGAAGGATTTACCAGAGCGGTTATCTTGGCATTAAATCAAACTCAAGCCAGAACAGGTGGCGGGGGTAGCCAACTAGTCTTATGAGTATCTGGAATCCTGTCTATCGCGTTAAGGTAAATGGATCAACAGTTACTGGCGCAACACTTAGCGGCTTAACTATCACTTCTGGTCGCACAGACATTTACTCTCAGCCAATTGCTGGATATTGCAACCTAACACTTATCGAGACTGCTGAGGCATCAGTTCCCTTTGAGATTAATGATGCAGTGACTATTGAAGTCCAAGATTCAAGCGCTACTTTCGTAAATCTATTTGGCGGGTTTATTACAGATTTAGGCATAACAGTTCAAAATTCAGGATCAACTGCAATTACTCAGCAAATCAAAATAGTAGCCGTAGGAGCTTTAGCCAGATTAAGCCGAGCAGTATATGTAGGCAACTTCCCCCATCAATTTGATGGCGACCGCATTGAAGAATTACTTAGCACAGTTTTATTTGACCAATGGAATGAAGTGCCAGCTGCCGAGACTTGGGCAGGATATAATCCATTAGTCCAATGGCAGGATGCAGAAAATAGCGGACTTGGAGAAATTGATACTCCGGGCGATTATGAGCTTCATTCTGAAAGCAATCTCAATGACACAGTTTATAATCTAGCTTCTCGCTTTGCTACTAGCGGACTTGGCTATCTATATGAAGATGCTCAAGGCAGAATCGGTTATGCAGATTCGACCCATAGGGCTCAATATTTGGCTATCAACGGCTATGTTGATTTAGATGGCAATGATGCAATTGGTCCAGCGCTATCAATCTTAAAGCGAGCTGGGGATGTCAGAAACTCAATAACCATTGCTTATGGCTCCGCTGGCAACCAAAGCATTACAGATAGCGACCTTGACTCAATTAGCCTATATGGGCAATTGGCAACAACTATTGACACCACTCTTAGGAATCAGAATGACGCTGAGGATCAAGCTGACTTCTATCTTGAAATTAGGGCTTATCCTCAATTCGCCCTTAGGCAGATAACTTTTCCAGTAGCCAGCCCAGAAATCCCAAATGGCGAGCGCGATGACCTACTAAATGTATTTATGGGCCAACCGCTTAATATCATTAACTTGCCAGCCAATATGGTCGGTGGAGAATTTCAAGGATTTGTCGAAGGATGGACTTGGACAGCCAGTCTTAACCAGCTCAATTTAACCCTAAATGTCTCGCCTATCGCTTTCAGCCTTCAGGCGTTCAGATGGAACTCAGTCCCAGCGACTGAGACTTGGAATACAATCAGCCCTACTTTGGACTGGCTTAACGCTACAATAGTTGCATAGGAGACTAAATGCCGAATACTTCGAATTTTAACTGGCCAACGCCAGCAGACACAGACCTTGTCAAAGATGGTGCAGCTGCCATTCGCAACCTTGGTAATGGTGTCGATACTTCATTTGTTGATCTTAAAGGTGGGACAACTGGTCAAGTCTTAAGCAAAGCTACAAATACCGATTTGGATTTTACTTGGGTTAGTAGCGCTACAGGAGATATAACGGAAGTTCAAGCTGGCGTAGGTATTTCAATTGCCTCTGGCACAGGGCCAATTCCAGTAATTACGAATAGTTCTACTGATTTAATTACTTCTGCTGGAGATTTGCTTTACGGCACAGCAGCAGACACAGTAGCAAGATTAGGCATCGGAACTGCTGGACAGGTTTTGCAAGTGAATAGCGGCGCGACCGCTCCTGAATGGACAACTGCTCCTGCAGGAATGACTTTGATTAATACTGGTGGAACAGCTCTAACTGGCAGCTCAGTTAATATCGGTTCAATTCCATCTACTTATAGAGATTTATATATTGTTGTTTTGGATTTTGACCCTTCAGTATCTGGTGGGCCATCGATGAGAATTAGATTAAACTCCGATAACAATTTACATTTTACTGCAACTAGCGCAAGCACAGTAAATGTTGGATTTACTCTAACTGGAATAACGATTGCGGAAGATTGCAATCAAACAACGCCTAATGGGATGGCTACTGCGTATATTTATGATTATGCTAATGCGGTTACTGGCAAAGTTATTGAAGTAAATTCGTTCTGTTTTAATTCAACAACTGCTACCAATGCTAATATCACAACTGGAGTTTCTGCTTATAGCCAAACAACGGCAATTTCGAGTTTCGATATTTTCTTTACTTCTGGCACTTTCGATGGTGGAACAATATATGTATATGGAGTCAAATAATGCCAATTAAAACGATAGTCAATTGCACAACTGGTGAAACAATTGAGCGCGAAATGAATGAAGAAGAAGCGATTCAATTTGCAAAAGATCAGGCTGAAGGCAAAGCAGAAATTGAAGCTAAGATAGCTCGAAAAGCGGCTAAAGAAGCTTTATTGGAAAAGCTTGGCATTACAGAAGATGAAGCTAAATTGCTGCTAAGCAAATAAAACAATCTTTATACATAATGGCCAGACTATGTTCAGCAGGTGTTCAGCTAAGGGAGCAAATCGATGACGATTATCCTGATAGGGATCGTAAGTCTGATGGCTGGATTGCTGATGCTCGTCATCTCGCTAAAGGCACTTCTGACCATATACCAACAAATGGAATCGTTAGAGCTATAGATATTGATTCTGACCTATCGGCACATAAAGAAGAAGCTTATGCGCTAGTTGAGAAGATTCGTAAATGCGCCAAGAAGGGCGATAAGCGGATTAAATATATAATTTACGATGGAAAGATTATGAGTCCGATATTGGGATGGAAGCGCAGAGCTTACAAAGGCGCTAACCCACACCGGTCTCATTTTCATATTTCATTTACAACTTTGGGAGACAAAGATGGCAGTTATTTCAACCTCGAAGGAGAAGCTAATGAGCGACCTAAAAAAGATGGCAGAGAGCTGGGCCAAGACATTTCTAGCAACAGCCCTAGCGACTTATCTAGCAGTCGGCCTAGATGTCAATGCAATTGCAAATGCCGCTCTAGTGTCAGTCTTGCCTAGCATCATTAATTGGCTTAACCCTAACTACGAGCGCTACGGCAAAGTCCGTTAATGCCAGCGGCTGACTTGGCTACATTAGTCGCTTCAGTATTGGGATCTATTGCCTTACTGATTGCTGGCCTTCGCTACATAATCAAATTGGAGAATATTCCAATAGTGTCGCGCCTTGATAAAATGGAGTCTCAGCTAGAATTGGCCCTAGCGAAAGGGGTCAGAAATGGCAACGCGAAAGCGCGTA